GATAGTGCTTCTTATAAATTTGGATACAAGTTAGGATTTGCTGGCAAAGATGCAAATCCTTCAGCAACAAACACCGTTAAAATGGGTAGATGGGAAGGACAAGATGTAAAACCTAAATCTGCTCCTAAAAAGAAATGATTTACGAGCCATCTAACAGGCTTGAAGTTACAACTCCTAAAGGTGATGGTATAATTTGGCTGGTGACCGAACTGGGGCACGAAACAGATACGATTTATACCATCATCTTAAACGACACTTGTGAGTTATGGCAATTCACACATCGTGATATTATAGTGAAACCAAATATAACATTTAGAAGATATGGCAAAGAAAAGCGTGTCTCTTTCGATAGGTAGAGGAGAGAAGTCTAAGTCTGGTGGTTTAACTTCCAAAGGTGTCCAAAAATATAATCGAGCAACTGGTGGAAACTTGAAAACAGCCGTTACGACTCCTCCATCTAAGTTAAAACCAGGAAGTAAGCCAGCCAAGCGTAGAGCATCATTTTGCTCAAGAATGTCAGGAGTTAAAGGCCCTATGAAGGATGAGAAGGGTAGACCTACCAGAAAGGCTCTTGCTTTATCCAAATGGAATTGCTAGTTTTGTGGAAACACACACACTATGCAAAAAAGAAACCTAGCAATCATTAATCTAGAAGACCCAAGCAAGCCAAAGCTAGATTTCGCATCTAAAAAAGCATTCTTAGAAGACCTAAAAGACTTTACTCACAAGGATAGGGTATGGATAGTTGTAGAAAAATACTATTCCAAAAGAAGCTTAAAACAAAACAACTTATTACACATGTACTTTAATGAGATAGCCAAAGAGACAGGTATGCAGCTAGAGCAAATTAAAGACGCTCTAAAGATGAAATTCCTTACTGTGTCACTTACTACCAAAGATGGGGAGATAATGGCAGACGCAAGCTCTGGTGAAGTCATGGAACGTGTTAGAGGTACTTCTGAATTAACGGTTACTGAATTTATGGAGTTTACCGACAATGTTCGTGTTTGGAGTGCGGAATTTTTAGGATTACACCTTCCTTTACCAGAAGAACAAGTTCAGCTTAATTTTCGTGACCGCGACTGATATTATAAAAAATTGATATATTTGCTTAATTCTTTCCAAAGGTTTCCATACCTTGGTTTAGTGTGTGTAGGATAATCTGGTAGTGCGGATTATTCAATTCCCAAGGTTTTAATAGCCTTGGGTTTTTTATTTTAAAATAATTTTGATTTTTAAAAATAATTAAATATCTTTGATTTATGGAAACACGAAAAAACTCTTACAAAAACAGAATCAAGGATACTGGTTTAAAAAAAAGTTACATAGCTAATATTATTGGTGTATCTTCTGCTCATTTTTCAATGATGATTTCAAATAAAGCTACAATGCCAGAAGATATTAGAAATAGGTTTGAGAATATATTATCTCAATACAATAAAATTAACCCATGATTTTTTTTCTAAAAATTTTTAAAAAAAATTAAAACAATTAAATGTATAAGAATGAGTAAAGAATTAATTCCAATAGATACTGAATATAAGGGTTATTATTTTAGGTCTAGGCTTGAGGCTAGATATGCGGTTTATTTTGATGAACTAGGATGGGAGTATGAATATGAATCGGAAGGGTACAAGCTTGATTCTGGTTTTTATTTACCAGATTTTTATTTGCCAGAAATAGACTGTTTTGTAGAGGTTAAAGCAAAACCATTGAATAAATTAGAAATGAAAATTTGTACTGAACTTGCCGAACGATTATCAAAAAATGAGCAACAAATCAAAGTTTTACTATTAGAGGGGCAACCAGATTATAAAACTTTCCGAGCGTTATCAATTGACTTTTTATACGATAATGTAATTCCAATTACCAAAGGAGATAAATACTATCCATTTTTCTTAAACGGTAGTGATTTATTTAACAGAAACATTTTTGTAAAAGAGGGCAAAGCATTAATAAAAGCTAGAGAAGCAAGATTTGAATTTGAATATAAAAGCAAATATTAACATGGCAAAAATACCATACATACCACTATATATTGGAGATTGGGAACAAGACACAAACTGCATTTCTCCACTTGCAGAATTTGCTTTATTAAAATTAACATTTAAGCTATTTAAGTCAGAAAAAAGGGGTGAATTTGTTACAAATTTTAGCACACTTTCGATACTTTTTAAGTCAGATTTGGATAAAACTAAGGAAATTTTTAATGAGCTTTATGAGAATAATATATTAAACTTTGATTTTATTGATAACGATAAAATCAGAATTATTAGCCGTAGAATGATACGTGAAGCTAATTTATCTGAAATACGTTCTAGTTCTGGTAAAAACGGAGGTAGAGGAAATAAAGCAAATGTAAAGCAAAATGAAAGCAAAGTAAAAGCAAAAGTAAAGCAAATCCCTGAATATGAATATGATAATGATATAACTTTTATAGTTAAATATTTAAATGAAAAGGCGTTTAAAAATTTTTCAGATAAGTCCGTTATTGCGGTAAAAAATATCAAGGCTCGATTAAGGGATGGGTTTCAAATTTCAGATTTTAAAACAGTGATTGATACCAAAGTAAACCAATGGATAAATGACGAGAAAATGTGTATTTATTTAAATCCAGAAACTTTGTTTGGGAATAAATTTGAAAAGTATTTAAATGAAGCTCCTAAAAAAAATATATTAACAGAAGTTAAACCAATGTCAGACCAAGAGTATGCAACCTATATCAGAGGATTCTAATTTACAATTTATGCCTGTATTGGAAAATAAAAGACCTATACACGCTCAATGGGAAAAAACAAAAAAACAATACGATTTTTCTAACGCAAAAGCTATTGGGTTGGTTTGCGGAAGTATTTCCGGAAACGTAGAAGCTATTGATATTGACCTAAAGTATGACATTACAGGAACATTGTACGAAGATTACAAAAAAGCCATTAACGATATTGATAAAACTATTTTATCTAAACTAGTTGTACAAAAAACAATAAGCAATGGGTATCATTTTATTTACCGTTGTGAAACGATTGCTGGAAATCAAAAATTAGCGCAAAGAGAAACTGTTTTATCTGAAAAGCAACATACTTACGATAAATCTTACGATAGAGCTATCAAAGAAGCCACACAATCAAATAAAATAGTAGCTGACGATACAATTATAGTCCAAGCAAAAAAAGTGGCTGAGAACGAAGCAAAATCGGACAAGGTTAGAGTGTTAATTGAAACTAGAGGTGACAAAGGGTATATCGCCTGTTACCCAACAAAGGGTTATGAATTGGTTTATGGCTCATTTGATAATATTCAAAAAATAACTCCAAAACAAAGGGAAGTCCTGTTTAATGTGGCTTATTTGTTTAACGAAATAGTTAAAGAATATGTACCTTCCCAAAGAATTGAAAAAAAACAGTATAAGGGATTAACTCCACTTGAGGATTATAATAATAGGGGTGATGTTGTTGGGTTATTGATGGATTATGGGTGGAAGTCTGTTGGGAGAAAAGGTTCAAAAATATTAATGCAAAGGCCTGGAGATACCAAAGCTGACCATTCTGGAAACTTTGATACTGAAAAAAATTGGTTTAGTGTTTTTAGTACATCCACTGAATTTGAGCCACAAAAATCCTATCAACCATACGCGGTTTTTGCTATTTTAGAATGCAGGGGAGATTTTAAAGAGCTACCTAAAAAACTGTATGACTTAGGGTATGGAGATAGAATTGATAAAATAGCTAGTCATAATAACGAGATACCAAGCGTAGTTGATTTAACCGATGATGACTACTCTTTTCTTGCTAAACCAGAAGATTACGATGACTATTTGAAGAAGTGGAGAAGTGGGACTTTTGAAATGGGTAAATCAACAGGAATACCAGAGCTTGACAAATATTATTTATTTAAAGAGGCAGACTTGGTAATTATTAACGGATTGGATAATGTAGGTAAATCTAGTGTGATATGGTATTTAGCTACACTTTCAAATATGTTGCATAATTGGAAATGGCTTATTTTTAGTTCGGAAAACAAGCTAGGTTCGGTAGTTCGTAAATTAATCGAATTTTATTGGTGTGAAAATATTCAATCTATGTCTAGTGAGCGTTTCGAGATAGGTAAAAAATGGGTTTCTGAAAATTTTGATATTATAAAATGCGGAGAAAATTTATTTAATTACAAGGATATTTTAAACATGACTACTAAAGCTATGAAAAAGAAAAAGTATCATGCCTTAATGATTGACCCTTATAATTCCTTAAAACTAGATATGCCTAGTGGAACTAAGCAGGCTACTTATGATTATCATTACGAGGCGGCTAGTTATATGCAGTTGTATTGCAAAAACAATAATCTTTCAATTTATTTAAACTGCCACGTAGGTACTGTTGCTGCAAGGAATAAAGATAACAGTGGCTTTACAAAAGCTCCGCAAAAAGAAGATACCGAAATGGGTGTAATGTTTTCCAATAAAGCAGACCAATTTATAACTGTTCACAGAATAACACAGCATCCTTCGGAATGGATGTACACCGAGATACACGTAAGGAAAGTAAAAGAAACGGAAACAGGCGGAAGAGTTACACCATACGCAAATCCAATTAGCTTAAAAATGGTTCAAGGAAGTTGCGGTTTTGAATATTGCACAACTAGAATTTTTAACGAAAATGGATTTAATCCTGTATTGAACTACCACAATATAAATAAACCGACAGAATATACAGTTATGAAGCCTAATTATAGTTTTGACGAAAGCTTTAAAGAACAAGAAGAAATTTGCCCATTTTAAAAATGATAGAAGATAAAATATTGGTTGCGTGCTGGAAGGTACTAGATAAAATGAAGGTTGGAAATGTATTGGTAATACAGCATTTTGCTCCCAACAAGCCAGATTTATTTATTGATTGCGCAAAGCAATACATAAAAGTTTATAAAAATTTAGTTTTTAATAAAGATTATACTGAAATTTACAAAGAATATTCTTTTAAAGAGGTTGAAAATCAGTTCAATAAAATAATAATTAATTAAAAACCGCAAATGTTTTATAAATTAGCGAAAATTAGCGCAAATATTTATTAATGGCAACAATAAAGCAACAGTCAAAGTTAATCATTGAACACCCATTTTTTAAACATTGTTTAGATATGGCAAATGGTGGCGACTTTAATGCTTTTGAAAGATTGTTTCTTGAGGTTCAAGCCCACGTTTGGGAAAAGGTAGCATTAGATGCTTCACGAGTTTACGGCCAGTATCGCAGAGCAAATAGCTGTGACATTAAAAAAGAAATTAGGGATATGCCCCCTCCTATTGCATTGGATTTAAGATTGCCATTTGTACAAACAACAGAGATTAAGTTTAAGATAATTATCGTTGAGGTAGAAAAAAAAGAAAACCAATTAAAGATGTTTTAATTAAAACGTATGGTGTCC